GACATTAGGTATACTTGTTAATAAAAATTCTCTACCAAGTGGTTCTATTGAATATGTTTCACTCAATAAAGGCAAATTTATTGTAGGTGAAACTATAAGATTTAAGAATTCTGGAGTTACCGCATCATTAACTAATATTTTACCACAAAGATCGGTAGATATTACTGAAAATTATACTTTTGACAATGGTCAAAGAGGAAGTATATATGATTATTCTAGATTGATAAGAAAGTCCTCAGCGAAAGAACCTGATAGAAAAATAAAAATAGTATTTGAGAGGGCATTCTATTCCGATTCAGATAATGGAAATGTAATTACAGTAGATTCTTACAATAATTTTGATTATTGTAATATACCAAGGGTAAATAGAATTTCAAATTATAATTTGATAGATTTTAGACCAAGAGTTTCTGATTATACAATAACAGAATCCTCAAGATCTCCTCTGGAATTTTTTGGAAGAAATCTAGAAAATAAATCAAATTCTTCCCTACTTCTATTAGTTCCCGATGAAACTATTTTATTAGATTATTCTTATTATTTACCTAGAATAGATAGAATTTTCTTATCTAAAGATGGTGAGTTAAAACTAAAATTAGGTGATCCATCAGAAAATCCATTGCCGCCCACGCCGATAGATGGTGCAATGGAAATTGCTACTATAATATTACCAGCATATCTTTGCGACTTATCTTCCGCAGTTATAAAACTAACTGATCATAAGCGTTATAGGATGAAGGATATCAAGCTACTTGAAGATAGGATTAAAAATTTAGAATTTTATACTTCACTTTCTTTACTAGAAACCAATACGACATCATTACAAATTAAAGATGATCAGGGTCTGGAAAGATTTAAGTCTGGATTTTTTGTCGATGACTTTACTTCAAGGAATCTTCAATATAACGATAGAAGATTTAATTCAACAATATTCAAAAACTCAATTAAAAAAGATACTTCAGAATTAAGACCATCAGTATATCAAACATCAATAGATTTAAGTCTTGGATTATTAAATGCTAATAATAATCTAATCAAACTTTCTGAGGGAGAAGATTCAAGATTTGATGGTGAAATTATAGGAACAAATGTTGTGAAATCATCAAGTGTTGACATTCCAGATAAAGGAATTTTAACACTTGAATTCACTGAAGTGGAAGAAATTGATCAACCATTCGCAACAAGGGTTGAAAATGTAAACCCATATCTGGTTACATTTTTCAGAGGAATTCTTGATCTAAATCCATCTTCAGATATTTGGATCGATCAGATTCTTCTAGGTCCAAAAGATCTAGGTATAATTGATGGAAGAACTGACATAGTAGAAGTTGAATTATTGTCAGAACCAGATCCAAGTAGTGGATTTGCTCCAGTAATATTTGGAGCTGCTCAATTTACTTGGACAGACCAAACAACAACAGTTGTATCGGAATCAGATGTTTTTGAGCAAAATGGAGAATGGTTTAAGAGTGTAGTTACAGCAACCAAGAGGGTGGGTACTTCTACCAGAACTGGAACGACTAATAGAATAACTTTTACCGATACTCCAACTTCATTTGGTTCAAATACTCTTAAGATTGAAATTGCCACTTACATGAGGGCAAGAAATGTTGAATTTTTATCTAAAAAATTAAAACCATCTACTAGATTATACCCATTCTTTGATGGAGTGGATGTTTCTAGATTCTGCACTCCCAAACTTATTGAAATAACTATGGTGAGTGGGACATTTATAACCGGAGAAACTGTAGAAACGGATCTACAAAACTCAACTTTAGACTCCACAATTAAGACTGAAGTACCATTTATTAGATTTAGAGCAGCAAAACAAAATCATTACAATGGACCATTTAATAATCCAACATCAATATATCCAAATGACATATACACAAGGGAACAACTACAACCTGAGTATAGTTCAACATCAACTATATTGAATGTTGATACTTTTAGTCTTTCAGATTTAACTGTAGGAAATTTCTATGGATATGTAACCACTGGAATGAGATTAATTGGAAAAACTAGTGGTGCTGTTGCTATAGTGCGGGATGTTAGATTATTTACTGATAGATCTGGAAATCTCAGAGGTGTTTTCTGGATTCCTAATCCAAATGTAAGTAGCAATCCAAGATTTGCAACTGGAGAAAAAATATTTAGATTAACAAGTGATGCATCAAACTTAATTATTCCAGGATCTTTGGTTTCGGCGGCAGAAGACTCTTATTACTCTAAGGGAACAATAAATACCACCCAAGAAACTGTTGGAACAGTAAGAAATACTAAGAAAGAAATAGGAACTTTAACAGTAACTACCCCCGCATCAGAGACTATAGTAAATGATCCGGTTTTAGTTCCAGTACCAAGACCACCAGTTCCAGTTCCAGTTCCTGCACCAATTCCTATACCAGTACCAGCACCAAGACCAGTTCCAGTACCTATCCCAGTAGCAAGTCCAGTCCCAGTACCAATACCAGTCCCCGTACCAAGACCGGTACCAGTACCAGTAGCACCACCTCCCCCACCACCAGCCCCTAGTTTAGTTACAAAATTTGTTTATATTGCCAATAAAACTAAGTCTTTCCCAATTCCAGGAGGAACTCAAGCTATATTTGAGTGTGTTGGTGCCGGCGGTGGCGGCGGTTGTAATAATGATCAAAGTATACCACAAGACCAAAGGCGTGGTGCTGGAGGCGGCGGTGGTGCTTATGGATCAGGAGTATTTAATGCTCCAGCAAATGGTGGAACTATAACTATTTCGGTTGGAAGAGGTGGATCTAGGGGAACACCATCAAATATATCCGGACAACCTGGAGCAGATACGGTAGTTACAACATCAACTGGACAAAGAATTGTTTTTGAAGGTGGAAGAGGAGCTCCTGGAAATAGAACAGGTGGATCTGGAGGTGCAGTTAGAGGAAATAATGGACCATCCTTTAGTGGTACAGGTGGAGAACAACCAGGTGGTGGTAGCGGATTTGGTGGTAGAGGTGGAAATGCCGGTACAGCAAGTCCAACCAACTATGCTAATGCATCGGGTTGTCAAGGTCCATTTGGGCAAATTTTCCTAGGTGGATTAGGTGGTGGAGGAGTAAGAATTAAGAACGTTGGTCGTGAACCTGAAAGGACTTTTGATCCATCTGCTACTTGTACTGGAGTTGGTGGAAGAGGTCAAAATCGCGGCGGTGGCGGCGGTGGTGGAGCATTTGGACAAGGTGGTGGAAATGGTGGGGAGGGATTAGCATTCCTACAATTCCAGGGTCCAGCGGGAGGAGTAATTTCGGATACTTTACAAAATGCTAGAATAGACCCACTGGCACAATCTTTCTTTATTCAAGATCCAAGCGGAAGATTCGCAACATCTATTGAACTATACTTCCAATCTAAAGATGCAGTTTTACCAGTTATAATAGAATTGAGACCTATGAGGTTAGGTTTACCGACTGAAGAAATATATCCATTTAGTCAGGTAACACTATTCCCAGATCAAATAAACATTTCTGATGATGGATCTATACCAACTAGAATTGAATTTAATGCTCCTGTATTTTTAACTGGAAACACAGAACATGCTTTGGTTATTAAATCAGACTCTACCGAATATAATGCTTGGATATCTCAATTAGGAGAGGTTGATATTACAACAGCAAACGCACCAGAGTCTGAAAGAAATGTAATTTCAACACAACCAGATATTTCAAAGGTAGGAGTTCTTTTCAAATCACAAAATGCTTCGACTTGGACACCAAGCCAGTTTGAAGATCTTAAATTTAAATTATTTACTGCTGTTTTTGAATCTGAAGGAAGTGTGAGTTTCTTTAATCCAGACCTAAACCAAAATAATAATCAACTTTCTAGATTGACAAAAAATTCAATAGAGGTTGACTCTAAGAAAATTAGAATTGGTTTATCTACAGACTTAATAAATCCAAATGTTAATATTGGAAATACAATAATTCAACCATCTACTGGAGCATTTGGAAATTTAGTTGGGAGAGCTGGATCTATAGTTGGAAACCTAACTATCTCCAATCCAGGAATAGGATATACACCATCGGATGGATCTTCACAAGTTTATTTAAATGTACCTTTGATATCTTTAACAGGAACTGGTAAAGATGCAACTGCTGATATTACAATTGGTAGAGGGGATTCTGATGGAGTAGCAATTGCTGCAACAGTTTCAAATGGTGGAATGGGATATGAAGTTGGTGAAGTATTAACTATATCACCACCAGAAGCATTAGGTGCTAATGGAAGAAATATAGTATTGACAGTTGATCAAATCAATGAAATTAATGAAATAGTTCTTGATAATGTCCAAGGTAATTTTATTACAGGAACAGGTAGTAGCTTAAGCTATAGATCTGATGTTGGCGGTGTTGGAATTGATACTAGTTTGGGTGGAAATACTATTATTTCAATTATGGATGGTGCTATTGTAACTGTAACAGATGGATTGCATTTGAGAGTTAACTGTTCAAATCATGGTATGCACGCATTAACAAATCAAGTAGTAATATCCAATGTTACTCCAGATGTACCATCAACAGTTTTAACTGAAAATTATACAGCAAATTCATTACAATCAATTGCTTTAGCAGATGCTTCTAATTTCACAACATTTGAAGGTGTTGGTGTTTCTACATCAAATCCAGGTTATATTAAAATTGGTTCAGAAATTATTGAATATACTGGAGTTAGTACGGTAGAAAATAGATTGACTGGAATAACAAGAAATGTAGAATCTTCAACAGTTGCAGATTATGTTGCAAACTTTGCTAGAGTTTATAAGTATGAGATTGAAGGAGTATCACTCAGAAGAATTAACAAACTACATTTACTTCAAGATGCTACTGTAGAGGAACCAATAGGTTTAGATTATTTTACCATTAGAATTGATATGTCTAATTCTAATTCTATTGGTATGGATAGAACTGGAAATGGAAGTTTGCCAGCTTTATACTTCCCAAGAACCAAAAACATTGGTGGTTCTGAGATGTTGGTAACTACTAACATACAATACGAAATTTTAGAACCAAATGTCTCTATTAGCAACTTACAAGGAACTTCCATAAATGCCAGTGTGAGGACAATAAGCGGGACTAGCGTTTCCGGAACAGAACCTTCATTCATTGATCAAGGATTTACTCCAATAAACTTAAATCAATTAAATTATTTCTCATCACCAAGAATTATATGCTCAACCATTAATGAACAAAACTTACTAGGATCTCTTCCATACAATCGCTCCTTTGAACTCAATTTAGATTTGGTTACATCTAATAATAGATTATCTCCAGTTATTGACTTGGATAGAGTTGGAATTAATTTAATTTCAAACAGAGTTAACTCCGTGATTAAAGATTATTATGCGGATAATAGAGTTTCCACGATAGTTGATGATCCATCTGCATTTGTTTATGTTTCTAAACCAGTATCTTTAGAATTTTCTGCAACTTCAATTAAAGTAATTGTTTCTGCATATGTTAATCAATTTAGTGATCTAAGAGCACTTTATGCAACATTGAATGATCCTAATGATAATCCAATTTATTATCCTTTCCCTGGTTATTTAAATAGAAATGGTTCGGGACAAGTTATAGATCCTAGATTTGGTGATGGAACACCTGACCTAGATGTTGCCAAAAATTCTCTGTTCTCTCAAGGCGATACTTCAGATTATTTCAGAGATTATGAATTCACCGTTGATGATATTGGAAGTTTTAAATACTTCTCAATTAAATTGATTGGATCTTCATCTTCACAAGCATTCCCACCAAGACTAAGAGACTTGAGAGTTATTGCTCTAGCATAAATTAATAAGGAAGTACAACTATGGAATACATAAAAGTTGAAGGTCATGATCATCTTGTTAGAGACAAGTCAACTGGAGCTATTATAAACTCTGATCTAAGTGGTTATAATAATTACATTAAAATGAAACAAATAAAACTTGAAGAGAAGAATAAAATTTCAACAATTCAAAACGAAATAAATGAATTGAAATGTGATATCGGTGAAATTAAAAATCTTTTAAAGGAGTTGGTAAATGAATCCAGATAAAATTACACTGGAAAATATTTCAAAATTATTTGAATATGAGAAACTGTCGAGAGATATAGATAGTATAGAGGATATAAATGAATTGAAAAACTATACAAAGGCATATATTAAATTATATTTAAGTCAACAAGAAGCAATCTCAAATTTAGGTCTATAATGGCACAACCATCCACGAGACAAGAATTAATAGACTACTGTAAGAGAAAACTGGGGTATCCGGTTTTAGAAATAAATGTTGCCGATGAGCAAATTGAAGATCTTGTGGATGATGCTGTTCAATTCTTCCAAGAAAGACATTTTGATGGAGTTTCTCCAACATATCTAAAATATAAAGTCACTCAAGAAGACATTGATAGAGGTAGAGCAAAACCACCCGATGGACCAGGAATAGCATCTACCTCTACTACAGCAAATATAGTTGGGACCGCAACAACTTTTACATACTATGAAAATAGTAATTACTTACAAATTCCACCAGATGTAATAGGGATTAATAGAATATTTCATTTTGATTCAACAAGTTCTATTACAAACAATATGTTTAGTGTGAAATATCAGTTATTTTTAAATGATATTTACTACTGGGGATCGACTGAACTTTTAACTTACTCTATGGTTAAAAGATATTTGGAAGATATGGAATGGTTGCTAACCACACAAAAGCAAATTAGATTCAATAAAAGATCAGATAGACTATATCTTGATATTGATTGGTCAACTCTTTCAACTGATCAATATTTTGTTATAGATTGCTATAAAGTAGCAAATCCAAACGAGTATAGTAGGGTTTGGAACGATTCTTTCCTAAAGCCATATCTGACCGCACTAATTAAAAAGCAGTGGGGCCAGAATTTAATTAAATTTAATGGCGTAAAATTGCCAGGTGGAATTGAATTTAATGGTAGACAGATGTATGAAGATGGGCAGCGTGAGATAGATGATATAATGCAGAAAATGTCTAATACTTATGAATTACCACCACTAGATATGATAGGATAATCATATGCTCAATCCATTTTTTCTGCAGGGTTCTAGTGGAGAACAAGGTTTAATACAAGATCTCATTAATGAGCATCTCAAAATTTATGGTGTTGATGTTTATTATCTGCCAAGAGAATACGTTACAGAAAAATCCGTAATAAAAGAAGTTATAGAATCTGAATTTAGTACTGCATATCCCATAGAAGCATATGTAGATACTTATGATGGATATGGTGGACAAGGCACCATATTGTCAAAGTTTGGAATTCAAGAACTTGATGATTTAACTTTGATAATTTCAAGAGAAAGATATGAAACATACATATCCCCTCTTATTAAAGCGAGTCCAAATATAAAACTAGGTTCAAGGCCAAAGGAAGGTGATTTGATTTATTTCCCACTAGGAGATCGTTTATTTGAAATTAAATATGTTGAGCATGAAAAACCTTTTTACCAATTACAAAAAAATTACGTCTATGAATTAACATGCGAATTATTCAGATATGGTGATGAAATAATCAATACTAGTATTGAGCATATTGATGACAATATTGAAGAGGAAGGATATATACAAACGTTGCAGATGGTTGGTCTTGGATCAACTGCTTCAGCAACTGCAGTATTAGAAAATGGTGGAGTTAGATTAGTAAAAATTACAAATAGAGGGTCTGGATATAAAACAGCACCAATAGTTAAATTTGCATCAGAACCTGGTGCAAGAACAGCATCTGGCACTGCTCAAATGATTAGTGGAATTGTTGATTTTTGTGAGGCAGATCCAAATCTACTTAGAGTTCAAAGCGTTAGAATAACAAATACTGGAAGTAATTATACAAGTGCTCCGAAAATTACATTTACGGGTGGAAAGGGGTCTGGAGCTGCGGCAACTTGTTTTATTGGTGATGGTATTGTTGGAATCATAACAATAACTAGCGGTGGTTCGGGGTATGCAGAACCACCTACAGTTTCTTTTGCTGGTACATCTGCACTTCCAGCATATGGAAAAGCAATTATTCAAAATGGGTCAGTAATTGGCATTGCCATAACTGATGCTGGGTTAAATTATATTTCTCCACCACAAATAGTCTTTAGTTCACCAGTTTTAACTGGAGTTGGAACTTATATATTTAATGAATCGGTAGTTGGTAGTGTAAGTGGAGTTAGTGCTGTAGTTAGAAGTTGGAATGGGGTCACTAAAGTATTGCAAGTAGCATCAATCACAGGATCTTTTGTGGGCGGAGAAACTTTGGTTGGACAAGAGTCTGGAGCAAACTACTCATTACAAATTATAAATACTGATATTGTTGCAGATAAGTTTGCTGAAAATTCAGAAATAGAACGGGAAGCAGATTTAATTATTGATTTTGACGAAAATAATCCTTTCGGCAATCCTTAAAAATTAAAAGTATCTAAAATGTTTGAATATTTTTACCACGAAATATTGAGAAGAACCATTATAGCATTTGGTTCTCTATTCAATGATATCACTATAAAAAGAAAAAATGATTCTGATGAGGTTTTTTCTGTTGTTAAAGTTCCACTAGCATATGGACCAACTCAAAAATTCTTGGCTAGACTGGAACAAGAACCAAACTTAAATAAACCAGTTCAAATAACATTGCCGAGAATGTCATTTGAATTTATTGGTTTAAGTTATGATCCAACAAGAAAGGTTTCTCAAACACAATCCTTCCTCAGCACTTTAGTTGATGATAAAACTCAGGTAAGAAAAACCTTTTTACCAGTTCCATATAATATGGACTTTGAACTTAGTGTTATGACTAAGTTAAATGACGATATGCTACAAATAGTAGAGCAAATAATACCATATTTTCAACCATCATATACGGTTAGTGTTAATCTAATTGATACTATTGGTGAAAAAAGAGATATTCCAATTGTTTTGGAAAATATCAGTATGCAAGATGATTATGAAGGAAATTTTGATACGAGGAGGGCACTAATATATACATTTAGATTTACCGCAAAAACATATCTATTTGGTCCAGTCACAGGTGCAGATGTTTCTGGGGAAATTATTAAAAAAGTTTCTATTGGACTTGTTTCTGGAGACACCAGAGGTGCAAATAGGGATCTTACATATTCAGCGGAACCAAAAGCAGTCAAAAATTACACAGGAAATTCTATTACAACTCTAGCAAAAAACATTGAAATTTCAGATTCTGTAATTCAAGTTGAAAGTACAACTGGATTATCTGCAAGTCAATTGATTGATATAAATGGTGAAACAATGCAAATTAAAAATGTAAATGATTTCACTAAAGAACTTACAGTTGTGAGATCTTTATATAATACAGACTTGTTAGAACATGTTTCTGGTTCTGAAGTTTATACTATTGATAGTCAAGATGATGCGTTGATAGAACCTGGTGATGATTTTGGATTTAGTGGATCTCTATTCTAATGTGCTATGAAGATGACAAAAAAGTTTGAAAACCTGAACGACACTTTCAACACAGAAGACTCTACAGAAATTATAGTTTCTGCAGATTCTTCTGAAGTTGATGTAAAGATTGAAAAAATGTCATCTTCAGTTGATGATGTTAAGAAAGACTACGAATATACAAGAGGAAATTTATATTCAATTATTGAAAAAGGTCAAGAAGCCATAAATGGAATTCTTGAATTGGCACAAGAAAGTGAAATGCCTAGAGCATATGAAGTTGCTGGACAACTTATTAAAAATGTAGCAGATGCAACAGATAAATTAATGGACCTTCAAAAGAAATTAAAAGATATTGAAGAAGAGAAAGTAAAGGGTCCAACTACAGTAAATAATGCACTTTTTGTAGGATCTACTGCAGACCTTTCAAAATTTCTTAAGAGTCAAGTTACTGACGAAAATAAATAGAAATAAAAATGCCATCCCTGAAACCTCACAAAACAGTTGAACAGATAGCAAAGAAGCATCGTCTTGATGTTTCTTTCATACAGAAGCAACTTGACATGGGAGAACCAATTGAGCATGAGCATACTAAAGATCATCAGTTATCTAGATATATTGCTCTTCAACATCTTGATGAAATTCCAGATTACTATACTAGACTTAAAAAAATGGAAGCATCCGCAAAGAAAGAACATAAAAAGTTTAAAGATGTAAAAGAGTCTCAAGAAGAGCAAAGATATTGCCCATTATGTGATAAGAGGGAAACAAGATCAGAATGTTCTTATGGCGAAAAGGCATGGGATAAGGTTTCAGTTAAAGACGAAGAATATTCTATGGTCAGATCTGAATTAAAAACTCTAATGGATGCAGCAAAGAAACTAAATGCAATCGTAGGTAAAGGTGAAGGTAATCTAGAAGCATGGGTTCAATCAAAAATTACAAAAGCAACAGATTATATTGATACAGCAGCAGATTACGTTACATCTGGTGAGATGGAAGAACAGAAAATTGTAGATAAAATTTTATCCGAAATTCAAGAAGGTAAGAAAAGGGGATTGTGGGATAATATTCATGCTAAGCGTAAAAGAGGTGAAAAACCAGCACGTCCTGGTGAAGAAGGATATCCCAAAACACTAAATGTTGAAGAAAACGAAATAGATGAAGGTTTAGAGCAGGCAAGAAAAAATGTTGGTGCTGGTAAGTGTTGGAAAGGAAAAAAGGTTGGAAATCCTTCAACAAAAATGAAAGGTGGAAAGGAGGTTCCAAATTGTGTTCCGGAAAATGTAACTATTGAAGACTCTGATGGAAATACTTTTGCCGAATTCGTGGATATTATTAAACCAGAACCAATTAAAGGATTTAAATCTCAAATAGAAGAAGCAAAGAGATTACCTGCACAGACTGGAAATATTGTTGCTGTGACTATTTCTTGGAGAGGAAAATACTATTCATTGAAGATGTTTTTCCCACAAACTAAACTCCCATCCAGAAAAGAAATTAACGATGAACTTCAGAAAGTTTATCCAAATTCTAGAGTTGTTTATCATGCAGTATCTGAAATTCAACCAGGACAACCATTAATTCAAGCATTTGGACCTCAGGGTGGTAGTTTTGCAAAGTCTGGACCAAACATGAATTATGTAAAACCTATGGGAGAAGAGGTTGAAATATCAGAAGCAAAAAAGTCTGAAATGAAGTGCAACAAACCAAAGGCAGAAGCACACGGTTCTGGAGAAACTGGTAAATCGCATGTTGTTAAAGCATGTGAGGGAGGTAAAGAAAAGTTAATTCGTTTTGGTCAACTTGGTGTTAAGGGTTCTCCAAAAAAAGAAGGAGAGTCTAAGGAATATGCAAGTCGTCGCAATAGATTTAAGACCAGACACGCAAAGAATATTGCAAAAGGTAAAATGTCTGCTGCATATTGGGCAAACAAAGTTAAGTGGTAATTTGAGGTAGTTTTATTATGTCTGATGTATATCTTGGCAATCCGCTTTTAAAAAAAGCAAATACTCCGATTGAATTTACACAAGAACAAATCATAGAGTTTGTTAAGTGTAAAGATGATCCTGTGTATTTTGCAAATAATTATGTAAAAATTGTTACCCTTGATCATGGTCTGCAAACTTTTAAACCATATCACTTCCAGGAAAAGTTAATTAACAATTTCCATAAAAACAGATTTAATATCTGTAAGATGCCTCGCCAGACAGGAAAGTCGACTACTGTAGTTTCTTTTCTGTTGCACTATGCGGTCTTCAATGATAATGTAAACATTGGCATTCTTGCTAACAAAGCAGCAACAGCAAGAGAACTTTTGGATAGATTGCAAACTGCATATGAAAATCTACCAAAATGGATGCAGCAGGGAATTATTG